TTTTAGCACGTAACCGGTGTCGGTTATTTCAGCCATTAAGCCCCCAGACTGCTATTTAGCTCAATCAGTCCGTCATCGGTGAGGATGCTCACTGTGATTGAGTACGTCCGCGCATTGACGTCGAGCGATGCACTAAACGCTGTGATTTGATTGACGCCTGCCGTTCTGGCAATGCGGTTCTTTAAGACCGACTCACGATTTGACAGAGTCGAGCCTTTCCCTAGTACGGTGCCGAACCAATCCGTCCCGTCTTTCACGTCCCTGAAGTACTCACCAAGAATTAATTTCAGTCGTGTCTGCACTGTTTGGCTGACAGCCTGACGACCGCTCAGGAACTGATATCCGCTCGTTACTATGTCGCCAGTAACCGGGTCTAACGCTCGAACGGTTGTCATGACAAAACAACCGCAATAGCCGTGGCCACAATCACCACAACCGATGCCAGTGAAATTATGTTAAGTGCCATATCAACCCCGGCGACCGCCCCGCTTTTGTAGTCTCTCATTGCTCGTCCTTATGGTGTTGGCGTGACCGGCCCTGAAGTTCCAGACCCTGGCGTGACCCCGCCATGAGTGTGTGGGCTGCCAATATTCACGCCGTTGTGTGTAAGGCCATTTGGGTCAATCGTTACTATATCAACCGATAGGCCACTGAGGCTAATTGCCCCGTCATTTTTCAGCCAGACGTACTGCGTGCCGTCGGCATTGCGCAGCCTGACGCCATTATTGGCGTGTGCCGGTATGGCGTTTGGGGCACTCCTAAAGCCGGGGAAAAACAGTGCGTCTGACATGTCGTGAAATCTGACGGGTGATAGGTTCGCAACGCCGCCAGTCTCTCGCCACGAGTCAATGGTTCTCTGACTGAATACCACGAGACCCTCGTCACCGGGAGACACCTCGAACTCGACGATGTATTTACCACCCGGTTGGTAAACTGGCACCTCCACAATCACCGAAGGCGTGGCGCTATCGCCCGCCACCGTGAGTATTTCAATACCAATCTGAACCTGTGCCAGTTGAGTGGCTGCATCAAAACCAGTGATGTGGCCGGGAATGCTAGTGCCAACGTTTTTCATTAGCTCAACGAAAGAACCTCTGATCAACTGGTCTCGTGAAATTTCCGTCATACTGGCCTGACCCCTTCGCGACGTGTTGACCAAATATCGCCGTGTGAATCCCCACTGTGTGAAAGCCTGGTCGTGGTGTAGATGCCCAGACCGGCGCTATCGGGGACATTTTGAAAAAACACGTTGGAATAATTAAACGTCGCAAACTGTGAATTGATTTGGAACCGGTCGCCTACCCGAGCGCGCGGGTTGAGCCTGGTTGTGACGGTTGCGCCGACCTCTGTAATTTCCGGCGACCCCTCCATGCCGGTAAACTGACTAATCTGCTCGACACTCCCGGCCCGCGACTGGCCCTTTCGAACAACAAGCAGGCGTCCATTTTCAATCGTAAAACTGAACGAGTGCGAGAGGCTCAGAGCGTTGAGAAACTGCAACGGGTCTCCGGTCATGCGATACCCGCCGACGTAGCCCGGAACGTCGCTAAACTGGCTTTCAATGATGATGGCCGGAATATCCATTGCATCAGCGCAGGCCCGTATAAGCTCAACAACCGAAACACCTGCTCCGAACGATTTATTGACAATTGGACGGGTGTCAGGGGTGCCAGAGCCGCGAGCTATGATCTGGGTGTTAATCTCGGTGCCAGAGCGATGATTGAATGTGTTCTGAATCGTGCCGGAAAATATAACGTCGATGTTGTCAACGTAGCCGCAGCGAAGCGTCAGTTTACCCCCGCGTTTCAATGCGCTGGCAACCGTGGTGTATCTCAAGTTGCTCAACGTCAGGTCGCAATATGAGTTAAATGAGCCAAAGTCGTGCAGTACCTCAAACTGTGCGCGAAACTGACGGCCAGCGTCACCAGACACAAGCACATCACCGTCAATCAGCACCTCGTACCGCCGCCTATAAAGTTGCGTCATGGTATCCACACCAATTGATTAGAGACGCCCAGGTTATTGAGCGTCACATCATCACCAACCATCACCAGGCGACCAACGCCAGCCGTCGGAAATGTTTTCGTAATCTCAACGCCTGATTCGAGCATCGCGCCACTGATGACCGCCTCACCGCCAGTTGACACATTGAGCGACCACTGTTTTTGCGTCGTGATGTAGTCAAGCCGGAACTCAAGCAGGTTGTCACCAAGCAGCATTGAAAAAGTCGAATGGGCGTTAGCTGCGCCGCCCTTGATAGGGATAACAGTCACAGGAACCCCCCTGCTGCAATCAGCGCCGTAGTTGCTGCGGTCGGGTCGATGCCCGATAATTCCCCTAGGGATACGTCAGACGTCGCCTGTGTTGACGCTGGATCACTCGGAGATAGGTTACTCTGTGATGGCTGCTGTGATGATAGCGATGTGGTCAGTGTTGGCAGCTCCTGAAGCTCGGCAACAAACATAAGACCCTGTTCGTTCTCAGCGTCTTTCGTCCGTGAAATCCTGACGACGGACATATTGACGAGCGTCCTGTCACCAGCGACAACATCAAAAACCTCATCGCTAACAGCCAAGGCAATCAGCAAATTGAGCGCGCTACTTCCGCGCGTGTCCGTTGAGCCGCTGAGAAAACCCGCCGATAAACCAGCAACTTGCGACAGCACACCGCCAGCACCACCCGTTAGGACACCGATAAAATCGGTCACACTGGCCTGAACTGGGTTGTCAGACACAACACCCGTTAGAGTGTACCGGAATGGCTGGATGACGCGGTGGTCAGTGACGTTAGCACCGGCTTCAATCACGTAACCCGTTCGTGTTACTTCAAGCTCCAGGGTATCCTCAAGCACTGCGTCAAATTCAAAGCCCCCGAGTTGCGGGGCCGACCTGAGAAACAGATTTGTTAGACTCATCCACCCACCCCGGTTGTCAGTGCGTTCAGTGCGTCTTGATTAGCGCGAGCGTCAACATCCCTCACAACTCGCTCTATAACCCGTCCATCAAGCATCAATGGCACCTCCACGCGAATTTTCGTGGATGATTGCTGCGACTGGATAGGGGTTGGCGGCACTGCCGCTGGTGTCGGAGCATTTAGCCTCTGAACCGTCCCGGTATAAATTACCGGCTGATTGAGTGGCGTGCTTGCGACAGGAGCCTTTGTGCTGCCCTGGTCGCTGGCGGGCGGGGCCATTCCAGGTATCCCAATATCCTGCATGATGCCAACCATCGTTTCAGGATTCCATTTCAGGACGTTGGCTGACACTGTTACGTTCTGCTCAAAATTCTGGCGATTCTCTCGGATGAATTCATTCATTCCGCCAATCAGGTCATTGATGGGCGGAAGTAGCTCCATGCTTACTATGTCAGCCAGTCCGCCAATATTGGTTTGCAGGTCTTGCATTTCATCGTTAAACCTAGCTGCTTCAGCCGTCATCTCCGGTGTGATGGGCCGCATAGCCTCTTCGCGCCCTACTAAATCCTCAATGGCATCACGGCCATAGCTAAGGAGCCGGATTGACGCCGGGTCAAGGCCGAAAACCTCGGCGGCATTCAGGCGCTGCTTTGATGACAGGTCTTGAAACTGTTCAGCCAGCTCAAGATACGCCTCAAGCGGGTCAAGTGCGGAAATGAAACCAGACGTATCAACGCCAGCCGCACCCGCTGCGCCGATGAATCCGGTATCGCCAACCATTACACCAGAGCGCATGCGCTGCAGGTTTTCAAGTTGTGACAGGAATGATTCAAACGTGCCTCCTTCATGCTCTAGCGCGCGTCCGAACGCAGCAACCCGGCTGGCGTCCGTATCGAGAACTGAAGCGAATTTTCCGAGCATGTCAGTTGTTGCCGCGAAGTCAGACGTCAGGTTTTTAAACCCAAACACACCCGCTACGACCGCACCAAGCTGAAGCGCCTTGCTTGTTACGTTATCAAGAGAGGAATTAACCTCACGCACTGAATCAGTGTCGAAATCAAAGCCGAATCCGATCAAAAACTCTCTGAGTGTATCGCTCATTTGCTGACCTCCGGCAATGAATCTAACAGTCGATCCATGACGATGTGGAACCGCTCGACATCCGCAAGCGTGTACGTCCCATCATTGAGTTGTGCCCATGTGCAAAGAGGCTGACATATCTGGCCAAGCCCCACACACGGACGCATCAGGTATTCGTCAATTACGTCATCGTCTGGACTGGACGACTGCCGCGAGACTCTGCGTTTACGACGTCCAACCAGGTAAAAAAATCGTTCAGGTTCACCCTCACGCATTCGGCAACCAACTGGACAAACTCAACCATTCGGCCCTGAAAGTCGGCAATTGTAACGGGTGTTTCACTACCGGCAAGATGCACACGGCCAAGCACGAGCTTAGCGATTTTGTCGAACTCAGGTTCTGGCGTACTTAGCATCGCGCCAACCAGGAGCTGAGTGTCAATCTGTTCGGTTTTTGACGCAGCCGAACGCAGTGCGATTTTACCACCAAGCAGCAAAAGCAACGCTTTTTGATCAACAGCGCTGGCTTGCGGGACGTTGTATGTGGACGTCCCGACCGTTACCTGTTCAATCATGAGTCACCACCCGCCAGCGCAGTCCACTGATTGAACTCCATGATGTACTGGTCGTCTGTAATCGTAGTGCCGCCACGGCCCACGGAGCCATCATTCACAATAACCCCTTCAGTGCCCGTGGCCACTTCCAGAGTGCCAATTTGCTGGCGATGAATGCTTATGTTGGCATTGCTGTTCATTAGTCCCTGCATGTACGCACTGTCCGGGCTGCCCGGATTGAGACTGATTGTTGCGCGTCGGCCTGGGTTCGATCGATCCATGCGAACGGCACGCCCACCCTGACCCCGTCGCAGAACGCTGCGCGGGTCAATCGGCTCATCGTTGTACGGAGTCGAATTTTCGCCCCAGTCAGTGATTTCACGACCGTTGACCGTCGTAACGAATCCATCGGTCGAGTAGTTATTAACTGCCATGATTTACCCCTTAGTAAACGCTGATGTCAACGGGTGCCTTATGGATGGCACCGGCCCGGAACACACGAACCACAATAGGCACACTCTCGCGAGCATCGCGCTGTGCGTCCGTCAAATCCAAAATATCTTCAGGCTTCGTCAGAATTTCGTAACCGACCGTAAATTTCTCTTGGCCGTCATCCGGGTCAGTGTAATTGCGCGGGCCAAGATAGCCGTTTGTGATGTACTGCTCGCACGTCTGACGCACTGCGCCGATTAGTGCACTCTGACCCGATGGTGTTTGCTTTCGCTTCGTCGCCACGTTCGCCAATTCGTTGAATGTATTGACGTTAATCGCATTGATGAATGCGTCAAGATTCACGACGTCATCCAGAAATTCGCCGAAAGCACTGTGGGTAATCGAGTTGATCACGCGACCGGAATCCGTCGAACCCTGTAGCTCAACGACGGAGTAAAACGCGCTGCGGACAGCCTCATCAGTCATTGCGCCGTATTCTGTCGAGGTTAGCGACTCAGCAGCAACGCCTGATAATTTTTTGAACTCAGCAGTCGTGGCGGTATTGAGCG